TACATGTATCAATCCAAAGAATGGTTTGGATGGGGGTGACAATTGGGAAAAACGTTTGGATGATGGTAAGAAGTTTGCAGACGAACACGATGCAGATTGGTGGAACAAATAAATACTAGTGGTGAACTAGTGTTTTATTGTGTCTAGTAATGATGTATATCTTGGCAACCCGAATCTAAAAAAAGCGGGTACACCAATACAATTCACGCAAGAGCAGATTAACGAGTGGATCAAGTGCAAGCAAGATCCAATCTATTTTGCAATGAATTATATTCAGATTATCTCTCTTGATGAAGGTTTAGTGCCGTTCAAGATGTATGATTTTCAGAAAGAAATTCTAAGAGACTTCCATGAGAATCGTTTCAACATTGCGAAACTACCTCGACAGACTGGTAAATCAACTACTGTTGTCGCCTATCTACTATACTATGCTATTTTTTACGATAGCGTTAATATTGGTATCCTTGCTAACAAGGCTTCCACCGCTAGGGAGTTACTAGGTAGGTTACAACTTGCTTACGAAAATCTACCTAAATGGATGCAGCATGGTATCCTTGTATGGAACAAAGGTAATGTGGAGTTAGAAAATGGCAGTAAGATATTGGCAGCTTCTACGTCTGCGAGTGCTGTCCGAGGCATGTCGTTTAACATTCTCTTCCTCGACGAATTCGCCTTCGTTCCAAACCATGTTGCGGAGCAATTCTTTGCCTCTGTTTATCCTACTATTACTTCTGGTAAATCAACGAAGGTAATTATTATCTCTACGCCCAATGGCATGAACCACTTCTATAAGATGTGGGAGGATGCTAGACGTGGCAAGAATGATTATGTCACTAATGAAGTCCATTGGTCACAAGTCCCTGGAAGGGATACCAAATGGAAAGAAGAAACAATTAAGAACACATCTCCAAGACAGTTCGCGCAGGAGTTTGAATGCGACTTCCTTGGATCTGCTGACACTTTGATTAGTCCAGCAAAACTACAAACTATTCCTTTCGCAGATCCAATTAAGAGCAATGCAGGACTTGACATCTATGAGAGAGTGCAAAAGGATCACGAATATATTATTACTGTGGACGTTGCCCGAGGTATCGGTGGCGACTACAGTGCTTTCCTCGTGTTTGATATCACCACGATGCCGTATAGGATCGTTGCGAAGTACAGAAATAATGAGATTAAACCTGTATTGTTTCCCTCAGTAATCTTTCAGGTTTGCAAAGAATACAACAATCCATATGTTCTGGTAGAGGTCAATGATATTGGCGATAGTATTGCTGCTACTCTTAACTACGATTTGGAATATCCTAATGTGCTTATGTGCGCTATGCGCGGCAGGGCAGGACAAGTCGTCGGACAAGGATTCTCAGGAACAAAGACACAACTAGGTGTGAAGATGAGTGTAACCGTGAAGAAGATTGGTTGCGCTAACCTCAAAGCAATTATTGAGGAAGACAAGTTGTTGTTTAATGACTTTCAGATCTTCCAAGAACTTACTACGTTTGTGCAGAAGAAGCAAGCGTGGGAAGCAGATGAAGGATATCATGATGACCTTGTGATGTGCATGGTATTATTTGCATGGTTAGTCATGCAAGAATACTTCAAAGAGATGACAGATCAAGATGTCAGAAGAAGAATCTATGACGAACAAAGAAATCAAATTGAACAAGATATGGCTCCTTTTGGGTTTATTGACGATGGTATGGGCGACGATACCTTTGTGGATGCCGATGGTTCCTTATGGGAATATGGAGACAAGCAAGAAGAAGTAGGTTATATGTGGAACTACTAATGGATATTGGAGATCAGTTTAGTCTTGAGCATTTACTTTTCAAAGAAAGAGTATGCAGATCTTGTGGTGAGAAAAAAGATTTGATCTCTGAATTCTATTTGACAAGAAAAACTAAAAAAGGTCATCCGTCAGCATATGCATATGAATGTAAAGATTGTACCGTCAAAAGAGTGATGGAGTCTAGAAAAAAGAGAGACCCATTTGCTGATTGGGGTTATCCAGATTGGTAGTTCATGCATTGCTCACCACCTCTGAAGCATTCAAAAATCTAAATAGATTTAGATAAATTTGATATCTAAGAGGTAAAAACATGGCAAGTCAAGTCTCGCCTGGTGTTGTTATTAGAGAAAGTGATTTATCCAATGCTGTAGTTGTAGGAGCACAGGCTGTTGTCGGTGCTATCGCTTCATCTTTCAGCACTGGACCTGTAGGCAAAATTACAAAAATTGGTTCTCAAAGAGAACTGATCGATACTTTCGGATCACCAGCTGAGGCAAATGCTGCTGACTGGTTGGTTGCTGCTGAGTTCCTCCGCTATGGTGGACAACTCGCAGTTGTTCGTGCTGCTACTGCAGTTCTAAACGCAACCGCATCTGGTTCTGGTGTTCTTATTGGTTCTAAGGAATCATTCGATTCTGGAGTAACTTCAGAGAAGTTTGCTGCTCGCTACGCTGGCGCTGCTGGAAACAACCTTCGTGTTGTTATCGTAGATAGAGGACCAGACTATCAAATCAGTTCAACTGGTCACGGTCTATCCGCTGGTGGTACATACACTGATGCAGCTTCAGTCGGACACGAAGTTTACGAAGTTATCGACGCAAATACATTCACAGTTATCCAAGGTTCTGCTGCTCCTACCCCTGCTGGTGGTGAGACCTCAACTGCATACTCCGCTTCTATGTGGAATGCAAGAACCATCGGTTCAACTGGTCTAACTTATAAGTCAATCGCTCCACGTCCTGGAACTTCAGCATATGCTTCTGAGAGACATCTCTCACATGACGAAGTACATGTTGCTGTTATCGACGAGAGCACAAATACCGTTGTTGAGAGAATGACTTATCTCTCAAAACTACTCGACGGCAAATCACCAGAAGGTGCTAACACCTACTGGAAGGATTATGTTAATGAGTATTCAGGATTCGTTTATGCTGGCGCTGCACTTGGTGCTGCTGAGCAAACAACTGCTGGTGAAGATTCAGGTGCTGAAGCTGCATCATACGGTGCTACTGCAGCCACACCACTAGCACTTGCAAGAATCCTACCTACCGCAGGTGGTGCGCTATCTGGTGGTACTGATGACTATGCATACACTGCTGGTGAGATTCAAGCAGCATACGATCTCTTCCTCGATACCGAAGAGACCGAAGTCGATTTCATCCTCATGGGTGGCGACGGTGCTAATGAAGCAGACACCATCTCTAAAGCACAAGCAGTTGCTGCTGTTGCTAATAGCAGAAAAGATTGTGTTGCATTCATCTCTCCTTGGACTGGCGCTCAAGTAGCAACCTCTGGTGGTTCTGCTCTAACCGCTGCACAGCAACTAGAAAATACCCTAGACTTCTTTGCTAACATTGGATCTTCTTCCTATGTTGTCCTAGACAGTGGTATCAAATACACCTATGACCGCTTCAACGATAAGTATCGTTATGTCGGTTGCAACGGTGATGTTGCTGGTCTCTGTGTATCAACTTCCGCAATCCTAGATGATTGGTTCTCACCTGCAGGCACCAACCGTGGTGGTCTTCAGAACGTTGTGAAGCTCGCTTTCAATCCTAACAAGGCAGCGAGAGATGATCTTTACACCAACAGAATCAATCCTATTGTTGCATTCCCTGGTTCTGGTCCTGTACTATTTGGAGACAAGACTGGTCTTGCTTCACCTAGCGCATTCGACCGCATCAATGTTCGCCGTCTCTTCCTCAACGTTGAGAAGAGAGCAAGAGGACTCGCTGAGTCTGTACTCTTTGAGCAAAACGATGCTGTAACTCGTTCCAACTTTGCTGCAGCAATTGGTGGATATCTTGCTGAAGTCCAAGCACGTAGAGGTCTAACTGACTATCTAGTTGTTTGTGATACTTCAAACAACACTCCTGAAGTTATCGACAGGAACGAATTCGTTGCCGAACTCTACCTCAAGCCCACCCGTTCAATTAACTTTGTAACGGTCACTGTGACTGCTACAAGAACTGGTGTTTCCTTTGAGGAAGTCATCGGTAGAGGTTGATCGATACTAGATAAAACATAACGAGGTAAACAACAATGGCAACGTCAAACGTAAGTCAATTTCTCCAGACTATTGGGCAGGGCGTCAAGCCCAATATGTTCCTGGTTGACATCAAATTCCCAAACAACTTGGGCGATGGATCAGACGCTCTAGGAACCGATCTTACAAATATTCTTTGTAAGTCTGCTGCACTCCCAGGTTCTAACCTAGGTGTTATCGAAGTTCCTTTCCGTGGTAGAACTGTTAAGATCGCTGGTGATCGCACCTTCGATACATGGTCTGCAACCTTCTTCAATGATAAGAACATGGAAATCCGTGGTCTCTTTGAAGAGTGGGCAAATCTACTTAACACTCATGAAGGCAACACTGCTCCCAGATTCCTACCTAACAATGGGGATGCTGGATACATGGCAAGTCTGTTCGTCACTCAACTTGAGAAAGACGACAAAGAAGGTGGTTCTGCAATCAGAACTTATGAACTACATCATTGCTTCCCAACTAACATTTCTCAAATTGATCTTGCTTACGACAGCAACGATCAGATTGAAGAATTCACAGTTGAGTGGCAGTATTCATACTTCACCGCATCTAAGACTAACCCAGGAACAGCAGCTTCTGAGTTTGTCAAGGGCACCGCTAGCGGCAGAACTGTAGTCTGATAAATAGTTGAACGCTCAACTATTGAATAGGTAATCATGAGTCAACTTTTTGGCTTCCAGATTAATCGCAAGGAGGGGCAGAGGGGACAATCCCCTGTCCCTCCTTCTGCTGATGAACCCATTGCCGTTGCGGCAGGTGGGTATTATGGAACGTATGTAGATACGGATAATCAAGCTCGCAATGAGTTTGAGATGATCCGTCGTTATCGTGACATGGCAATTCACCCTGAGGTGGATAGTGCTGTTGACGAAGTTGTGAATGAGTTCATCGTAAGTGATGCTTACGATTCTCCTGTTGAGGTTAATCTCGACAACCTACAGGTTGGTGCAGGAGTAAAGAAAAAAGTTCGTGATGAGTTTGAATATATCAAACGTCTGTTGAACTTTGACAATCGCGCACATGAGATTGTCAGAACTTGGTATATCGATGGTAGGTTATTCTACCACAAGGTTATCGATCTAGATAATCCAAAGAAAGGTATTACGGAACTTCGTTATATTGATCCAATGAAGATCAAGAAGGTCCGTCAAAAAATTGATAACTCCCCGAAAGACGCTCTAGCAAAAGCAGCAATCAAAGGCACTGCGCTTGAGTATGAATACGGTACGTTTATTGATTACTACTTATACAATCCAAAAGGATTCTACAAAGGTGGTGTCCTAGGACCAGTAGGTGATATGTCGCTCTCACAAGGCGTGAAGATGGCGACAGATTCTATTACCTTTGTGCCTTCAGGTCTGCAAGATCTTAACAAAAGAATGACTTTAGGTTTCCTGCATAAGGCAATCAAGTCTCTCAATCAACTAAGAATGATTGAAGATTCGCTTGTTATCTACAGACTATCACGCGCACCAGAGCGTAGAATTTTCTATATTGATGTTGGTAATCTACCTAAGGTAAAGGCAGAACAATACCTACGCGATGTTATGAGTCGCTATCGCAACAAGCTAGTGTATGACGCAAACACTGGTGAGATGCGCGATGACAAAAAGCATATGAGTATGCTAGAAGATTTTTGGTTGCCTCGTAGAGAGGGTGGTCGTGGTACTGAGATTACAACTCTACCTGGCGGACAGAATCTTGGCGAACTTAAGGACGTTGAGTATTTTAAAAAGAAACTCTATAACTCTCTCAATCTTCCTCCTTCTAGACTTACAGACGATAATAAAGGATTCAATCTCGGTAAAACCACTGAGGTCCTTAGAGACGAACTTAAGTTCACAAAGTTCATCGGAAGACTACGTAAGAGATTTAGCGAACTATTCCACGATATTCTCAAGACCCAACTCATCCTCAAGGGAGTAATCTCCCCAGAAGATTGGGATGATATGAAAGAGCATATCCAGTATGACTATCTCTTCGACAATCATTTCAACGAACTCAAAGAGATTGAGATGATGAACCAGAGAATGATGACTGTCACTCAGATGGATCCATTCGTTGGTAAGTATTTCTCTGTAGAGCATATCCGTCGCCACGTCCTTGGTCAAAAGGATGTCGAATTCAAGGAGATTGATAAACAAATGAAGAGCGAGATTGCATCTGGTCTTGCACTTGATCCTGCAGAAACTAATGCTATGGATCAAATGTCTCAGGCAAACACTGCTCTTGCTCCTGAAATTCAAGCAATGCAAGCAGATGATGCTGCAGAAAGAGAAGCAGCTTCCGCAGATGCTGCCATGGATAGAGAGATTAAAAAGGCACGCGCTATGCCTAAAGCATCACCAAGTAATAAATAAATTATACTGAATTATTATTATGTCAGAACAAACTGAAGTTAATCAATTCTCCAGCGAAACAGATATCGTTAATAAAATTAATGATAGCGACCGCGCTGGTGCTATTGACGCTATCCAAGATCTCTTGTTTGCTAAAGCATCTGATGCTATGGCACAGTACAAGCAGGTCGTCGCGAAAACATTCTTTGACGAACCCACCGAGACAGAAACTACCGATGAAACTGATAACGGAAACGATTGAAGACGTACAAATCCTCACTGAGGAGAGAGACGGAAAAAAACTTCTGTATATTGAAGGTGTCTTTCTGCAAGGTGCAATCAAGAATCGCAATGGTCGCATGTACCCCTTTGAAGTTCTCGACCGCGAGGTAGAGAGATACAACGAAGAGTATGTAAGAACCAAGCGTGCTTTGGGAGAACTTGGACATCCCGATGGTCCTACTATCAACCTTGATAGAGTATCACACAGAATTACAAGTCTCCGTGCTGAAGGTAATAACTTCATTGGCAAAGCACAGATTCTTGATACCCCCATGGGCAACATTGCTAAGTCTTTACTTGGCGAAGGTGTTCAGTTAGGTGTTTCCTCTCGTGGTATGGGAAGCATCGAAAAGCGTGAAGATGTTGCGGTAGTCCGCGACGACTTTATGCTAACCACTGCCGCAGATATCGTTGCAGATCCATCAGCACCTGATGCATTTGTAAATGGAATCATGGAAGGCAAAGAGTGGGTCTGGGACAACGGTATTTTAAAGGAGCGCGAAGTTGCTAAATACCAGCGTTACATGGATGGTGCTACGCGCCAAGACATGGAAGCGAGAACTCTCAGAGTGTTTGAGGATTTCCTCGGAAAACTCTGATTTATAAATAAACTTAGATTAATTATACGGAAATCACGAGGTAAACTCAAATGTCAGATATGCTAAACGAAAAGTTTGAGGAGTTCGTTACCGAGCAAAAGGTGATCGTAGAAGCTGGCGACCCAATGCCAACAGTTTCTGCTAACGTTATCCCTGGCACTGGTAGTGAGCCCTCTGCAGTTTCGGATGCCCAAACTGCTAAGGCAGGCGGCAAAGATCCTGCACCAACCGTAGCACCATCGGTTGCACCTGGACAATCTGCAGCAGCAGATCTTGGAGGTTCTACCTCTGGTCCTCTTCACGGCAACGACGAAGATGGCGCTGAAAATCCTGGCGCTAAAGCAGCGGCACCTATCTCCCAAGATAGCAGTGTTACCTCAACCGCTGGCAAACCAGGCAAAGATGCTGCACCCTCGGTTGGCGCGGAAGTAGCATATGGCACCAAGATGGGTGGCAACGTAACATATCCAATCAAAGCAGGTTTTGAGATCGATATGTCCGCAGACGTTGCTGCACTTCTAGAAGGAACCGAACTCTCTGAAGAGTTTGCAGAAAAAGCAAAGACAATCTTTGAAGCTGCTGTAACTGCAAAACTCTCTGAAGAGTACGACAAGCTTGTTGAGCATTTCGCTAACGAACTAGAGAAGCAACTGGAGACTGCAAAGTCCGAGCTCTCTGAAGAAGTTAATGGAACGGTCAACTATGCCATCGGTCAATGGATGGAGCAAAACCAAGTTGCTGTTGACCGTGGAATCAGAAATGAGATCACTGAAGACTTCATTGCAGGTCTCAAGGGTCTCTTTGAAGAGCACTACATCTCTATTCCCGACGATAAGGTCGATGTTGTAGAGGGTATGGCTGAATCAATTCGTGAGATGGAAACCCGCCTTGACGAACAGGTCAAAGCAAATGTGAAACTACAAAATCGTCTTAATGAGTCTGCTAAACTCAATATTCTGTCCACCGTGTCAGAAGGACTTGCAGATACTCAGAAAGAAAAACTCGCAGCACTTGCTGAGGGTCTAGAGTTTGTCTCGGAAGAGTCATTCTCCGCAAAGGTCAAGACCATTAAGGAGTCTTACTTCAAAGAGTCAGCTTCTGCACCTGCAGAAATTGCTGATGAAACTCCCGTCGAAGGAGCAGACGCTGAGGTATCGCCAGCAATGGCACAATATCTCAACGCTCTCAATCGCTGGCAGTGATATTATAAACCCATTTTTTCAACGGAGCAATCATGTTTAACTCAAAAGCTCTAACCGAAAAGTGGAACCCTGTTCTAGGTCATGAAGGCGCTGGTGCCATCAAGGACAACTATAGAAAGGCTGTTACCGCTGTTCTGTTAGAAAATACCGAAAAGCAACTACGCGAAGAGCGTGGTATGATCAACGAAGCATCCAACACTGTTGGCGCTATCGCACCTGCTGGTCTATCTGGTGATAGCCTAGCAAACACCCCAGCAACTGGTGGTCTTGCAGGTTTCGATCCTGTAATGATCTCCCTCATCCGTCGTGCAATGCCTAACTTGGTTGCATACGACATCTGTGGCGTTCAACCAATGAGCGGTCCTACTGGACTAATCTTTGCAATGAAGTCGCACTACCAGGATGACAGCAACGCACTACGCGCTGGTCGTGAGGCACTCTACAACGAGCCTGACACCAACTTCTCTGCATCTTCTGCAGGTGCTGGTGCATACGACAACACCCCCCTCGGAACTGACGACGTTAACCCTCTTGGTGACGGCGGCACTACCGATGCTAACCCTGGTCTCCTCAACGACAGCGGCACCTATGAGCGCGGCGAGAGAGGAATTGCAAGAGAGAACGCTGAGACCCTAGGTTCAGGTTCAACCTTGTTCAACGAAATGTCCTTCAGCATCGAGAAGACTTCGGTACAAGCACGTACCAGAGCACTCAAAGCTGAGTACACCTTGGAACTCGCACAAGACCTCAAGGCGATCCATGGTCTAGACGCTGAGCAAGAGCTCGCTAACCTTCTTTCTAGCGAGATCCTTGCTGAGATCAACCGTGAAGTTGTCAGAACCGTTTATACCGTTGCTAAGCCTGGTGCTCAGAACAACGTTGCTAACGCTGGCATCTTTGACCTCGACGTTGATTCTAACGGTCGCTGGTCGGTTGAGAAGTTCAAAGGACTTATGTTCCAGATCGAAAGAGATGCTAACGCTATCGCGCAGCAAACTCGTAGAGGAAAGGGCAACTTCATCATGACATCTGCTGATGTTGCTTCTGCACTCGCAATGTCTGGTGTCCTTGACTACTCCTCAGGTCTAACTGGCGCAGGCGGTCCTTCCATCGGTGAAGTCGATGACACTGGTAACCTCCTCGTCGGAACCATGAACGGTCGCATCAAGGTCTATGTTGATCCTTATTCTGCGAACGTCTCCAACAGCCACTTCTATGTTGCTGGTTATAAGGGTTCTTCCCCATATGACGCAGGTCTATTCTACTGCCCATATGTACCCCTCCAGATGCTCCGCAGCATCGATCCTAACACCTTCCAGCCTAAGATTGGCTTCAAGACCCGCTACGGCATGGTCGCGAACCCATTCGTGGTTGATGGTTCTGGTAACCCTGACCAAGAAGCACTCACCGCTTCACGCAACCAGTATTACAGAAGAGTTCTCGTCAAGAACCTCATGTGATCTGTTTTCATATCAACACAGGGACCCTACGGGGTCCCTTTTTTTATGCTTAAATAGTAAAAGCATCTGTAATTATATGCCTCGTGGAAGACTGGACAAGGTTGACATCCTCGCAAGAGTCTATAAGATGAAGACAGCACTATATGACGGGCAACACTCTGACAAGTCAGGAGACTGGCATGACGGACACCACGCTGCTCTGAACAAGGTGCTAGACGCCATCAACGAATACGGTTCATGAATCAATCCTCCCTAGTATTACTACTATGTTTGTCTCCGCTACTAGCGGTCTTCATTGTAATGAAACTAGCAATATGGTTTACTGAAACAGTGTCGTTTAGAGCTGAGACTGAAAAACTGAAGAAGATGCAACATGGTCCCTATGAATTCTGGGACGAGGAGGAGGAAGATGACAACTGGTAACGAATACCCACACGATAAAGACTATCAATTATTATACAATAGGGTTTCAAGAATGAAAATTGACACCATGA